CAATCGGTCAACTCGATAACCGTATATGATGAGGATAATGTTTCGAGTGTAATTCCTACCGATGAATATGACGCTTATAATAATCGCATACTATTCGATTTAGGCACATATGATCTAAGATTATTAGATTCTATGGTGATAAATTATACAGTTGGTGGAGAATCTACTCCAGATCAAGTAAAACTTGCGATTATGCAAATGGTGGCTACTTGGTATGAGAACCGAGAAGCATTAGTATCTGGAACGATTACAGCAATGGTTGACGGTTCAGTTATGGCTAATTTATCGGGATATATGATTTATTCAGTATGAGTAATTCTCTAATAGGCAGAATGAGGCACAGGGTATCACTGAAAAAGGAATCCGATGCTCCTAGCGATACATTCAGCAACACAACCACATACAAGCAAGTCAAAGATGTTTGGGGCGAGTTGGTTAGTGTTTCTGGTAGGTCATACTACACCGTTAGAAATCTACTCGATACGACAAGCCACACATTGACTATACGATACGACAAGCAATTTGATACTACAGGTGAAGTAGATCACGTTGTCTATTGTGATCGGTTGTTTCGAATATCTACAAGTCAGATTTTTAACGAACGAAACAGATTTATAATTTTTCAATTAGAGGAAATGGGCGAAGAAACAAGTTATGTCAGCTAAAATCAAAATGACAGGAAGTGTTGAAGCTTATTTGGTTCAAGCCGAAAGAGATATTCGAGGGAATGTAGATAAGGCGATTACACAGTCAGCGTTCTTGGTTAAATTAAAAGCTCAAAAGAATATCCAAAGCGGGCAACGATCTGGACGAAAATATAAGAGGGGTAAATCTGGTATAATTGGTCAACGATCTGCACAAGGTGAATTTCCAAAATCTGATACAGGTATTTTAGCAAGAAGTATTACAACTGTATCAAAGATGAAGGGCGAGGCTATTGTAGGAACTGATATTAAGTATGGTGAATATTTGGAAAATAAAGACCCATCAAAAGGCGGTAGACCTTGGCTCGAACCTTCATTTGATCAGGTTGAACCAAAGATTAAAGTATTAATCCAGAAAGCAGTAAAAGAAGGGGCAATGCCTAAATGAGAATATCAGAAATAGTTGAGCGATTAAGAACCAAATTGCCAAGCGGGACATGGGGCAGTCGTATTTATGGAGTTGCAGAATTTGAAACTGCTATTCGTGATCATAGGTCTGTATTCCCTGCTATGTTTGTAACTTATAGGGGGTCATCGGCAAGTAATATTGGAGACCGTAACAGTTCAACATTAATTCAAGATGTCACTGAATCATTGGATATATTCTTAATGCTCGACAATAAGAATAAGAACGACATAACAGGATTAAACGCTCAGGATCAAGTGCACGATATTAGAAAAGCGTTATGGTTGGCATTACTTTATTGGAATTTAGATGTATATGACGCTAACGATCAGGGTTTTCAGTATAACGAATTTAGATTTGTGGGCGATGAACCTTTTGCGGTAGATGCAGAAAGATACATTCATAAATTTACGTTTGATATTGGGTTTAATGTTTCGAACCTTACTCAAGGCATCGGGTCACATAATCCAGAAGAAGTTGACGACCTAATAACAATTGCAGGAACTATTGAGCCGACATTCTTCACCGATGAAGCACAGCCAGCAGTATCATTTGAAGTAGATTTAAGTTAGCATGAAATTTTGCCGTCATATAATCATGCTTTACTTGCAATGCAATAACAAAAAGAATTAATTAAATTATGCAAAGAATTTTCGTAAAACCGAGGGCGGGATTAAAAGTCCGAAAGACTCAAGCTGAACAATTCAAACACTACAAAGATGAAGGTGAAGAAGTCAACAAATCTAAAGAGGTAGTGAGACTTTTAAAATACGGTGATCTAGTGCCGATTAAATCAACAAAAAAGAAGGCTAAATAATGGCTATATCATTCAATCAAGTCGATCCGAGCAATCGGAATCCTGGTGCTTATATGGAGTTCGACTCTACTAGAGCACTAAGGGGGTTACAACAAATACAGCGTAAAGCTCTTATTATTGGTCAAAAGACCAGTGCAGGAACTTTAGCGGATAACACTATTGCACTTTGCACAAGTGGCGATCAAGCGAAAACATTAGGCGGTGTAGGTTCTATGCTCGCTGATATGTATGAATATTGGGAAAAGAACAATAAGAATATAGAAACTCATGTTATTGCAGTGCCAAACTCAGGAACCGCACAAGTTCAGAGAGTATCTGTATCACTTGCAGGAACAGCTGGAGCAGGAACGATTCACTCATATATTGGAGGTCGTAAAAAATCAACGTCTGTAAGTGCTGGCGATAGTGCTGGAACAATAGCAACAAATTTCGCATCAACAGTAAATGACGATACTGATTTGTTATTCGATGCGTCAGTAGTAAATGTTAGCTTAGTTGATCTTACTGCTAAGAATGGCGGTCTTTGGACTGATTCTTTAAAGGTAATTTTCAATTACAGAGCAGAGAATTACGGTGGAACAGAAAAGTTTCCAACAAACGTAACTCTATCAAGTGCGATTACTGTTAATGGTTCAGGTAATCCAGATATTACTGATGCAATTGCGGGTATTCCAGATGAAAGATACGATTTCATTATTCAGCCTTATACCGATGATGCTAATATGGATCTATGGGATGCTGAAATGACAAACCGCCATGATGCAATGGTTCAGTTAGAAGGTCATTCGTTCAATGCTTATGGTGGAACTACTTCAGCAGTTGGCACATGGGGTAATGATCGCAATAGCCAATACAATACAACAATGGATGCTGGTGTAAATGAATATACTCCTGCTCATGGTTGGGCTGGTGCTTATGCAGGGCAAGCATCAACAAGCGCGACTCAAGACGTTGCATTGCCTTGGCAGGGATTAGAATTGATCGGTGTATTACCTGATCATCCAGAAGATGAAAGAACATTCTCAGAACGTAACACTCTTATGTATGATGGAATTGCAACTCACAAGATTAGTTCTAGTGGTGCGGTTTTAATTAATAGAGGTTGCACAAACTATCAGAAAAATTCATTCGATCAACCTGACGCAAGCTGGCTTGATTCTCAGACTGCTTTGACTGCTAGTTATTGCAGAATCACTTTTAATCAATGGATGCTTACTAAATTTCCGCGTCACAAATTAGCGGACGATACAGCCGTATTTAGTGCAGGGCAATTTATTGTCACTCCTAAGATTGCAAAGGCAGAAGCTATTGCGTGGTTCGTGGAACTAGAAGAAGCTGGCATACTTGAAAATGTTGCACAATTCAAATCTGAATTGATAGTTGAACGTAACGGTGTAGATCCTAATAGATTGGATTTTGTATTGCCTACTGATTTTGTTAATCAAATGAGAATTTTCGCAAGTCGTCTATCATTCATTTTAAATTAAGGTAAATCATGGGTAAAATAATTAATGGAACTGCGAGCATCTTAATTGATGGCTCGCCTGTCAACTTATTCGGAGACATAACTTATTCAATCGGTGTTGAATCGGCTGAATCTCAACTCGGTGTAGATGGTCATTACGGTGTTAATATCACTAAAGTGCCAGCGTTCATTGAGTTGTCTTGTGTTGACGATAGCGAGCTTGACTTATCATCATTCCAAAACTTACAAGCAGATGTTCAATGTGTGTTGCGTAATGGTAAAATTGGGGTATGGCATAACGCTTATCAAATTAATCAAGTAGAGGTAACTGTCGCGGATGGCAAGTTTACTTTACGATTCGAAACAAACAGAGCCGAAGAAGTAGAGGCATAAAAATATGAGCAAGAAATCAGAAGAAATACCAGAAACAGTTAATAATGATGATGGGTCGATAACAATTCAGTTATCAAAACCCATTATTAATTTTGGGGAGAAAATATCCGAAATAACACTGCGAGAACCAACAGGAAAAGAGTTTCAGAAAATCGGAATGGTGATGTCAGTTGACACACAAGAAAAGATTCATTTTGATGCTGTTAAAGTTGTGAAAATGGCTGAAACTTTAGGAGGTCTTGCAAGTGGCTCATTAGATGCACTACCGTATAAGCAGTTGACTAAGATTGCTTATGCTATGATTCCTTTTTTCGTATAAGCGAGGCTACTATTTTTGACATGATGGGATACTTAGCTCACCCGCAAGGGTTAGGGCAAAATATCTCACAAGTTGAAAGTATGACAGTCTCGCAAATGAAATTCTGGATGAATCGAACACTTGAAGTAAACAAATCATTTGAAAAAGAGTAAATGGCAGAATTAGTTCAGTCTATAAGGATCGAGTTTGACGATGCAATAAGCGCGGGGATTAAACGCGCTACTGCACAAACAAAAGGATTTAATAAAAAACTAAATGACGCTAGTGAATCTCTTCGAAAGATGGGAAAACAAGCGAACCAAGTAGGAAAGTCGATGTCAATTGGCTTAACTGCTCCTATTATTGGATTTGGGGTAGCTAGTGTACGTGCATTCGATAAGCAAGCTAAAGCTATAGCACAACTTGAAGCAGGTTTAGAATCTACTGGTGGAACCGTAGGATTTACTTCTAAACGCTTGCAAGAAATGGCAAGCGAGCTACAGAATATAACTACATTCGGGGATGAGGAGATATTAAAAGATGTCACTGCTCAGATGTTGACATTCACTAATATAACAGGCGAACAGTTTGCGCGAACACAAAAAGCGGCTCTTGATTTAGCGACTAGATTAGATGGAGACTTGAAAGGGGCATCTATACAGCTAGGCAAGGCATTAAATGATCCTATTGCTAATCTTTCAGCATTGAGCCGATCAGGGATACAATTCTCAGAAGATCAAAAAGAAGTAATCAAAGCTCTTACTGAAGCGGGAAGAATCGCAGAAGCTCAGACATTAATACTTGATGAACTAGAAAAACAATACGGGGGATCAGCAGAAGCCGCAGCCAAGGCAGGATTAGGACCATTTAAACAGTTATCTAATTCTATAGGGGACTTAACAGAGGAATTTGGAGATATTATAGCTACTGCATTGACTCCTTTTATTGATAAAGTAAAAGTTATGGTAAAATGGTTTGGCAACTTATCACCTGAAACAAAAAAAATGATTGTAATTGTTGGGGCATTGGCTTCCGCTATAGGTCCTCTTTTGATTGCCTTCGGGTCTATGTCTATTGCACTAGGCGCATTAATGCCAATAATTACAGGTATAGGAGTTGCATTTACAACCGTTGTAGGTATTTTGTCTAGTCCTGTTATTGCAGTCATTGGTTTGGTAGCTTTAGGCGCATATACTATTATTGAAAGCTGGTCAGAATTAAAAGCATTTTTCAATGCTTTTTGGGATGGATTAGTCGCTAGTATTAAATTTGCTGATGAATTCATTCAAGGGTTTTTCGGATTTTCACCGATTGAAAAAATTAAAAACGCATGGGAACCGATAAAAGAATGGTTTTCTCAGTTTTTTGATTCGATAGTAGGTCAATTCAAAAGGGATATAGATCAAATAAAAGAAATTATTAGCTCAGTCACAACAGGAATAACAGCCGTAACTGATAAGATTAGATCGGTTACAGGTGGAGCTTCTGAATTAGGAGCAAAGGCGAGGGAAAAAGTAAGCGGTTTCTTTGATAGTATAAATCCATTTGGTGACGATGAAGAAGAAATCACGCAACCGACACGATCAAACGCAATAGCGAATCAATCTAATATCAATAACAACAACAATAATGTTACTGTTAATCTCGCAGTTGATAAGCATGGAAATCCTGTTTTAGAATCTGCTCAATCTGACAATGGATTGAATAATCTTGATATTAACACTGGCTTAATGATACCTTGACGTTATGGCATGGAGAGAAGAAGTAAAGGGTGCAAGTTATAGAGGTATCAGATTCTATGTAGAAACATCATCTGTTTCATTTGGCAGAAGAAATGCACTGCATGAGTATCCGTATAAGAACAAACCATTTGTTGAGGATTTAGGACGCAAAGCAAAAACATTTTCATTCAACGCTTATTTATTGGGTGATGATTACATTCGGGACAGAACTCGTTTAATCAAAGCGATTGAGAACAATGAAACAAGCGGAACTTTAATTCATCCAACATTAGGCACTATCCAAGTAAAACCTACTGATGGATGCAGTATTTCAGATAATGGGAGACAAGGCGGTAAAGGCGTAATTACGCTTGAATTTGTTGAAGCTGGCGAAAATACTTTTCCCAATTTTTCACTATTTACAGAATCGCAAATATTAAGCTTATTTGGAGAGATTCAAACGAGTTTAATTAGTGCATTTCCAGAAGTTTACAAAGTCGCACAGATTGGCGGTTTCGTTGTTAATTCTGCTATTGCTACGACTCAAGAATATATTGATACATTTAGAACCGTTCAGAATATAGGTGCGAAAATATCAAATAAAGTAAGTGATTTTAAAAGAAATCTTGCCAGCTTTGAGGATAATCTAAATATTATCGCAACAAGTCCTACTACTTTTATTACGTCTATCTCTAATCTATTTGATGATTTCAATGAAATATTTTCCAACCCAAGCGACAAATACGAAGCCAGTAAACAGTTACAAGAGTTTTCACCGACATATGAATCGAGATCCTATACTACACCGAGTAGGATTCAGGAAAATGCAAACAATAATCAAATTGTTGAAACTATGCGGTCTTTTTCTTTGGCAATCATGTCTCAGGCTACCGCAGAAGAAACTTTCGATTCAAAATCTAAAGTAACACAAAGACGCAACGAGATTCTTGATGTTTACGAAACAAGGATTGAACAGGCAGGGATAGCGGAACAGAATCAAGTTCGTTCTGATTTAATCAATTTAAGGTCTGCTACAGTTGGATATTTAAATGAATCCAGTGATACATTGCCAGATATTCAAACAGTGGCATATAACAGCACTTTACCAGCGTATTACATCGCAAATGAATTATATGGTGATTCATTAAGGTATGAAGAAATAGTAAACGATAATGGAATTCAACATCCGTTATTTGTGCCTATGGGTAAGGATTTAGAAGTGCTTACATCATGAGTATGCAAATCAGAATCAATGGAAAATCATTTGAGGGTGCAAAGTCTGGATCTATTAATATAGGCATAGATTCAGTTGCTAATTCATTCAATGCGACTTTGACTAATTTTTGGACTAGCTCAATTAGTGAAATCAAGTCAGGTGATAGTGTAGAAATATACATGAATGAAGCTAAGCGATTTTCAGGATACATTGACAAGGCACATCCAGCGGTAGGGGATGATGGTAATTTAATTACTATTAGCGGAAGAAGTAAAGCGGGTGATATAATTGACTGCACTCCTGACACCGCACAATCTGAGTTTAAGAATCAATCATTTGAATCATTAGTAAATGCTTTAGTTTCCCCATTTGGGATTTCTGCTAGTCCAAATGTTTCTACAGGATCAATCATCAAAACTGCAAATTATGAACAAGGGCAAACGGTATTTGAATTTATCAAAAAGGAAGCTATTAAAAAAGGTTTGCTTTTATATTCTGACGAGTCGGGCAACATTGTAATTGATCGGGCTGGAACGTCATCAAGCGGATTAAATTTTGTCGAGGGTGAAAATATTCTCGATTGCTCAGCTAGTGTTGATTTGTCGAATCGTTATAGTAAATACATAGTTAAAGGAGATCAACAATCGAACCAATTCATTGACGAAACAGACGCAACGCAAGCAATAGCGGTGGCAACTGATTCTGAAATTAGATACAGGACATTAATAATTATAGTAGATGGTGTTGCAGATAATGAAATATGTGAGCAACGTGCTAAATGGGAAGCGACAATAAGGCAGGGTAAATCTGTTTCTTATTCGGTGAAACTTCAAGGATGGTATTTTAATCTTAATCAAACTTGTGTTCTGAAATCTGCAAGAATCGGAGCAAACGAGAATCTATTGATAAGCAGAATTAGAAATTCTTTTAGTGAGAATGGCAAATTATGCGAAATGGAATTAGTAAGACCTGAAACATTTGCTGAACCGCCAGCACTAGCATTAGATAAACCAAAAAAAGACAATCCATATTTTAAGGAGTTTGGGTTATGAGTTCTTCTATTAATAATCTTTTGACTCGTGCAGTAATGCAACGATTTCGACAAGACGAAGGGAAACAATTCTTACAAATCACTGGTAAAGCTGGCGAGGTTAGATCCGATGTTGAACAGATTTGCCAGTATGGTTTTAGATCAAGACCATTGTCAGGATCTAGAGGAATAATGCTTGCTTATGGGGGCAATAAAGATAATTCCTCAGTGATTTGCGTAGATGACAAGCGACATGGAAAAGATGAATTAGAGGAAGGCGATGTTATGCTCTATAACGAGAAAACAGGCACTAGATTAATTCTAAGAGATGACAAGATTTTAGGCACTTCTGATGAAGAAATAAGCGATACAGTTAATGAATCATTTGTCAAAATACTTGATGGAACTATCGAAACTAATGTCAACGGCACTAAAACAGTCACGACAGATGGACAAATACAATCTACAATAGGAAGCACTACATTGACAATTACGGATTCTAGTATAGTTTTTGCAGTAGGGGGCAAAACTTATACATTTGATGGAACAGAAATGAATGCGGACGCAGATATAACGAGTAATGGAATCACTTTAGATGCTCATGTTCATTCAGGGGTTACAACAGGAGCAAGCAACACAGGGAATCCAGTATAATGTCAATAGAGCGAACAGATGCAATAATAGCATGGGACGAAGCCAATCAAGTTTTTGATATTTCAATCGGTGATAATGGTGATTTAGCCACTGATATTGACCTGAAAACATCTTTGCTAATTTCAATTCTCGCAGATCGTAGAAGCCTAAATAATGATTCAATTCCAAATAGTAGAGGATGGGTTGGAGATGCGATCAAAGAAGAATCTGCGACAATTATCGGGTCAAGAATATGGTTATTAGGTAGACGAAAGCAGACTAATCAAACATTGCAAGAGCTAGAAATATATGCACAAGAAGCATTAGATTGGTATGTCGATCAAGGAATCGCAGAGGATTACAATTTGCAAGTTTTTCATCAAGATAAATTGAGGGGAATTACAGGTCTAGACGTTGAACTGATTAGACCAGAAGGAAATATTTTAAAAACATTTAATTTTACGTGGGAGCAATTTGATTCATGAGCTTTAATATACCGACACCGCAAGAACTGAGAGATCAGAA